CAACAATTTGGTCCTATCTTAGGTCCTATTTTAGGTGCAGCACAAGTAGCAGCTATTGCTGTTGCATCAAATAAAGCTATTCAAGATATTAAAAGTAGTACATTTGATGATGAAAGTGCCCCTACATCAAGTATTTCTACAGGTGGAGGTGTTAGTGCAGCATTTACTACTCCAAGTATAAGTGGTCAATTTGCACAAGGTGGTTTCTTAGCACCAGGACAATCAACACCAAGCATTATAGCCCCAGAACAACCTATTCAAGCTTATGTATTAGCAAGTGATGTAACAACAGGTTTACAAGCATACGGACAAATTAGTCGTCGTAGAAGATTCGGCTAAAAATATTTATTGATATGAAAATAGTAAAATTAGACATTGACGAAAATAGCATCTTGGCAGGTATTGATGCTGTAGCATTAGTAGAACAACCAGCAATAGAAGAAGATTTTATGTACTTCTCTAAGGAGGAGTTTGAAACATATAATGATTACCCTAAAGCAGCTGTTGAAAATGCTAAGGCTGGTATTGCCAGAAACGAAGCAATTGGAAACAAATGTGCTACCCAAGTAGGTAAAGTACGTGCACAACAATTAGCTAATGGAGAAAACCTATCATTAGATACAATCCGTAGAATGCGTAGTTTCCTTATTAGACAAAAGGATAACTATGATTTAGCTGTATCAAGAAAAGACTATGATGCGTGTGGTTGGATTAGCTATATGCTATGGGGTGGACCTGAAGCATTACCTTGGGCAGAGAAAAAACTAAGACAAGCAGGTGAAGAATTTGATTTAGATGAAGCTTGTTGGCCAGGATACGAGGCAATTGGAACTAAAATTAAGGATGGACGTGAAGTACCTAACTGTGTTCCTAAAGCTAATTTTAATGAATTTTTATTTGAAGAGTTTGTTAAAACAGAGGTATTCAATATCGTAGATAGAATTGAAGGTGTACCTGTTTACTCTATGAAAGAGGAAGCAATTGCTAAGGCAAAGGAAATAGGATGTGATGGTTACCACGAACATACTTTAGCATCAGGAGAAATCGTTTATATGCCTTGTTCTTCACACACTGAAGCAACCGATAAAATACTATCAGAAACATTTGACGCTAATACGCAGGGATTAGGCGATTATATCAACGAACTACCTGAAGACGTGGTAGACGGCATAATTAAAAAGTTAGACGAAGTAGGCGAGGAAATGTCTGGTTGGGTAGAAGTTGATAAGGATAGTTTTATTAAGGAAGCATTCGCTACTATTACTTCATCACCAAATAAACCTTCACAAGCTGATTTTGGTAATTTAGCTGTACGTTACAGATACCAAGGACCACAAGATTCACGTAACAGAGATTTTTGTGCACGTGTATTAAAATTAAATAAAGTATATAGGAGAGAAGATATTAACTCTCTATCAATAGAAGGTGTAAATGAAGAATTTGGAATCTACGACATATTCAGATACAAAGGAAGCTACAATTGTCGTCATTACTGGCAGGAAGTATTCTATAAAAAAGAATCAACTATTACAAACGATAAAAGACCAACTGCCATATCTAACAGAATCCTCGACGGAACAACTATAAATACTGCTGTAATACAAAAAACAGGTGTTGCAGATAAAGTACCTGGATTAGATAAAGCATCATTTGCAGCACTGGATGAACAACAAATGTTAGTAGGTCCACTTATGACTCCAAATAAACTAATCATCAGGAAAGATGAAAATGGAGACCCATACTATGTCTATTTTACTGAAGATACTATTAAGAAACTATCCTACAAAATGATGAAGGATAAGTTAATCGATTCTGTAAACATAGAACATAACAATGCTGATAAGGTAGAGGATGCTTATATGGTAGAGACTTGGTTAGTAGAGGACCCTGAAACAGATAAGGCAAACAAATATGGTTTCCAGCCTGTAAAAGGACAATGGTTTGGTATTTACAAGATTGATAACAAGAAAATCTGGGATGAATACATCAAATCAGGTAAAGTAAAGGGATTTAGTATTGAAGGTTTCTTCGAACAATATGCTATGTCTAAAACTAAATGTATCAAGAACAGAAGTTGTGCTTGTGGTTTGTCCCAACACACTGATGGATTATGTGATGGTTCACATTTAAATAAATAATTATGCCTATACCTACCAGAACACCATTAGAAACAAGAGACGAATACATTTCTCGTTGCATCGCTGACTTATCAGGTGAATACGATTCTAAACAAGCAGCAGCGATTTGTTACAATCAACTTTCGAAACCCTCTAACTCCAACCTATCTAAGTAACATTATTAGGAAGAAGTTATAAACTCTCTCTCTGGTCTCCAAGCTATTTTTATACGATTGGGGAGAGTTTTTTAATATGTATTGTATGCGGTACCATTAGGGTGCTGTATTAGTTAATTTATTAACCCAATAAACTTCGATTTATGACAAGTTCAGAATTAAAAGAACTCGTAAAGTCACACTTCAATTTAGTTGAAGCAGAAGTAGCCCCTGAAAACGTAGTGGAAGAAACATTCGGTGAATTAAAGGATATTAACGGTGCATTTACTGTTAAATTTCCAGGCGATTCAATCCAAGTTGGCGACAAAGTAACTATTGTTACTGCTGAAGGTCAAGAAATGGATGCACCCAATGGAACACACGAGTTAGAAGATGGTACCAAAATCGTTACTGAAGATTCAGTTGTTAAAGAGATTATGGGTGCTGATGGTGAAAAAGCTTTATCTGAAGTTGAAATGGCGACTGAAGAGGAAGTTGAAGATGTAATTGACGCTATTGAAGAAGCTGTTGCTGAAGAGGAAATGGAAATGGAACCTGAAGTATCTGTTGAAGATATCGTAGCTGAAATTGCTGACGCACTAAAAGAAGAAATGGGCAAAATGAAAGAGAAAATGGCTGAATTAGAAGAGAAAGTAGCTAAAGTGTATGATGCACCTGCTGCTGAATCAACTAAAATGTCAAACACTCCAGCCCCAAAGGCTAAATTTGCCGCATTTAATGTAGAAGAAGCTGCTAACGCTTCTCGTATCAAGTTAGCATTAACCCAAATTAAAAATAAAAAAAAATAATTTAAAATGGCTTTAGACGTATCCGCTTTAAGTGATTTTAACAATGAAGTTGCAGGTGAACTTCTCGTTAAAACAGTATACGGTGGTTCCACTATGGAATACATCACCGTAAAAGAAGGTGTTAAGTTCGAAGAACCAATTAACTTGATGGAAGTTACCCTTGTTACCCAAAACGGTACTTGTGTTAGCACTCCTTCTGGTTCGTTAGACTTTACACAACGCAATATCAAGGTTTGTCCTCGTACTTCATTCGATGGCATCTGCTTGAAAGATATGGACCGCACTTACTTAGGCATCGCTGCCCTTGAAAGAGGTTCATACAACGAAACATTCGCAATGGCGAGTGCTTATTCAGAATTGTTAGTAAACCAATTCCAGAAGAGTAATGACGTATTCCTTTGGACTAACGAATCAGGTTCAGCACCTAACGCTGGCTGTGACGTAAATGGTCTTAAGTACATCATCTCTGGTTCAACTACTGGTGTAATCCCTACTGGTTCAGCTGCTGCTACTTTAACTAACCTTGACAATATGATTGCTGCATTGCCAAGCGACGTTGCTGACCGTGACGACTTAACATTCTTTATGTCTGTTTCTAAGTTCCGTCAATTCGTAGCTGACGTTCGCACTGCTAACGCTTACTACTTTGACCCAAATTCTATCTCTAACAGAGGTGGTATCTTGGAAATGCAATACCCATACCAAAACATTAAGGTTGTAGGTACTGCAGGTCTACAAGGTTCAAACCGTATCGTATTAGGCCCAGCTAAGCAAATTGTTGCTGGTACTGATTTGATGTCAGATTTCTCTGAATTCCAATTGTGGTATGATATCAATACTGACCAATTGAAGCACAGAATCTCTACTAAACTTGGTGTAAACGTTGCATTCCCAGAGTTTTGGGTTTCTAACGACCAAGCCTAATTATTAACCCTTAAAAACCAGAATAATTATGTCAACTTGTGATATTACTTCAGGATTTACATTAGGATGCCGTGACAACACAGGCGGTATTGCTAATTTATACATTTTATCTGGTTCTATTGATAGCGTTACAGACGCAAGTGAAGGGTTAATTCAAACGATTAGTGGTTCAGGTTCATTTTTCAAGTTCGAGTTGTTCCGTCAAACTTCTGATTTTACAGAAGCTATTACGTCAACTCCTGAAAATGGAACTGTATTCTATGAACAAAGTCTTAACTGTACTTTCTTCAAGTTGCAATCCTCTACTCGTAATCAGGTGAAAGTGTTAGCACAAAATCCAAATCTTAAAATTATTGTTGAAACTAACAACGGAACAGTTGATGGCGTAGGTCGTTACTGGTTGTTAGGTGAAGACAGAGGTATGCAATTACTTAGTGGCACTGGTGCTACTGGTACTGCATTCGGTGATTTGAATGGCTATACTTTAACCTTCACAGGTCAAGAACCAAACCCAGCTTCTGAAATTTCAGGAAGCTTAAGTGGCTCCCTTAGTGGAATCACTTTAGGATAATAAACCATTAGGTAAAGGGGTTTCGCTAACGCGGAACCCCTAACTTAATATTTTAAGAGATATGCTACAATTTAACAAATCCCTTGCTACCAATACAAATGCTATGTACCTTGACACAGTTAACACTGGTTCAGGTTACTATGATACTTTAGCTTTTGTTTATAGTCAATCATATGATAATAGTAACGGAACATTTAATGTATCTGTAACTTCAACACCTAATCAGTATAACCACTGGATAGTAGTACAAAACACAGGTTCATTAGTTCCAAGTTATACAGGTCAATATGATTTTGAACTATGGAAAGTTGAATTGGCCCCAGCAATATGGCAATCAGTTGCTACTGCTTGGGATTCATACGATGAAATATGGGATGCTGCTGGTGATGATGTATTAGATACCTTATTATATTCAGATAGGGCATTTGTTTCAGGTAGTAATAATAGTAGTATAACTGAATATGTATCGTCAAACGAAAACGGTACTTACACGACATACAATGGATAAGAAAATTAAATTTAG